ATCTGTTAAGTTCTCCTCCATACAGGACATTGGCAGTAATCTTGGTGTGCTGCTGAATGATGAATGGGGAAAGATAGCTGCAGCCCTGGGCTTAGCCGCACATCAAATAACTGGAGACCTCTCTGAGGTAAATTTTAGTTCTATTCGTGCAGGACTCATTGAGCTGCGGATTCGTGTGGAAATGGTGCAGCAGCATTTGTTTGTCAATCTTGGGCTTACTCCTGTTTGTGACTATTGGGCAGAGTTGTTCATGCTATACTTCCCGAGAGTTGCAATGACAGGTGTTCATCCAGTATTCGAGTTGCCTCGTAAGTATGGAGTGGATGACCTAAAGGATGCACAGGCTGACCTGATGGAAGTGCAGGCAGGGTTCGCGACACTAGAAAGTAAACTACGGGAACGAAACACTACATTTGAGGAGATACTTGCTGACCGTAAACGTGCAGAAGCTTCTGGTATAGTGTTCACCTCCATACCTCAACCGGCTCCTGACCCAGCAACTACTAATGACTCTACGTCAGGTAGGGTGAGGCCGACTACTGCTAATGAGAATAATCCAACATCTGATAATGGAAACGCAGGGAAATCAACTAAGAAAGAGGCTACATCTAATGGTAACTAGACGAGGAGTAGATGATTTAAAACGTCATGAAGGGTATAAGACTAAAGTATATAAGTGCTCCGCAGGTAAGGATAGTATCGGACATGGGTACAACTTAGAGGCTAACTGCCAGAACCTATCTAGTGAAGTGCTTGCTAGCCTATACCAGTATGGTATTGATAGAGAGTTTGCTGAAGTCCTGCTTATAGGCACGCTGAAGGATGTGGAACACCAGCTTGAGGAAGCTTTAGACTTCTTCCCTGACCTGACTGAAGCTCGCCGTGACGTACTCTGCAATATGGGATACAACCTTGGAGTTCCTGGCTTACTCAAGTTCAAGGTTACACTAGGCTTGCTAGCTAAAGGTAAGTACGTAGAAGCATCTATTCAAATGCTGCAGAGCAAGTGGGCTAAGCAGGTTGGCAATCGTGCAAGGTATCTTGCAAATGTAATGAGAACAGGAGTGTATCAATGAAAGAGTATTTAAGAATACTGCAACGGGCAACGGGAACTCCGCTATACCTTGCAGAGAGTAAAGCTAGTGTGATTACGGAAAACGTACTCCTGCCATTGGCTATGGGTAAGGAAGTTTCCCGCACGGTGGTCACAGACGAGTCCAGACTGGAGTATCGGAACGAGGTTGGAGGTAGACTCAAAGCATCTTCAGGTAAACCTAGTCTATCCGACATAGCAGTTATCAATGTATTCGATTCCCTGCAAGCTAAGGGCGGGGATTGGGCATCAGGAGGTACGTCTTATGACAGTCTACGTAATCAGGTTGACTCTGCAATATCTGCTGGGTACAGCAATCTTATGTTCTATGTGGATTCTCCTGGAGGTGAAGCTGCTGGACTATTTCCATTAACTAGCTATATCCGCTCACTGTCCGACCGTGGAGTGTTTACCTTTGGATTCACTGATAACATGGCGGCGAGCGCTGCTTATGCAATCCTAGCCGCGACTGACTATGCCGTAGCTACGGAAAGCAGTATCGTTGGAAGTATAGCGTCCTTGGTCGTGCATCTTGAAACAAGTCTTGCTGATACTGCGGCAGGTAAGACTTACACCATTTTCCGCAGTAAACCAAAGAAGGCTCTTGCTGATAGTCATACTCCATTGTCTGAGGAAAGCAGGGCTAAATTGATGAATATGGTTGACAGCTTTGATACCATGTTCAATAATGATGTTCAAGCCAGCAGGTCAAACTTAACACTCCAAAAGCTAGTTGACTTAGGCGGGGATACTGTCATGGCTCAAGAAGGTGTATCACTCGGATTGATTGATTCTATCGTACTTGACCTCCAAGATGGTATAACTTCCGCACTAAAGTTCAAGAATAGCGCTTGGAAATCAGGAAGTAAAACTTCTGCAAGCTCATCAACTAAACTCTCAACCCTAAAGGGGACTACAATGAATGAAGAAGAATTGAAACTGGCTCTGTCAGAAGCTCAAGCGGATAATCTGAAGGTGAAAGCCGAAGCTATCACTGCTGTGTCTATGGAGCGTGACCGTGCAAGCAGGATTGTTGCATCTGCTAAAACTCTGAATATGTCTTTCGACACTGCAAGCAAACATATCACTAAAGGTTATGATGCAGAAACCAGTCTGGAAATCATGACTGAAATTGCAGAGAACAAAGCATCTGCATCTAGTATTGATACCACTGGTGGTAACTCCGCTACCGACCCTGACTTAGATACTAAGTTGACAGGTGTAGCTGGTGTAGCAGTAGTTGGTTCTGGTCTGGATGCACTCCGTAATGCCGCAAAAGCTGCTGGTATCCCTCTGAAAGTTGCATAACTGCAACCTAAGTTTATTTAATCTAATTGGAGGTAGCTATGGCTGCTGAATCAACAAGTTATACCCCTGCGGAACTTTTTGCTGGAGAAGCAAGTAAACGCAGACGTGCCGTTACTGTTAAGTCTGGGCAAGACCTCGCAGCAAATACTGTAGTAATGTTTGATGCTGATGGCAAGATTGTTGCACATGACGGCGTAATCACTGCATCACTTGCTCAGAGCGGAACAACCCCTTTTGCTGCAACTCTGACTAATGGCAATCCTGTTGCTGGTGTTCTGATTGCAGCTGTGGATGCTGATGGTGCAGATGCTGCTGGCATGATTTACTGTGATGGTGATTTCATTGGCAGTTTACTGGTCTGGCCTGCTACCATAGACGGTGCAGCNNGTTCGTAGGCACTGAGTTGTTTGCGACCTTCTATACTGCTGGGGAGACTGCATAATGGCTTTCACTATCTATGACCATAAGGAAATCTCCGGTGTACTCTCCGAAGTAGTTCCTTTCCAACATCAGTTGCTGAGTCACTTTGGCAATGTGATTAACTTTGATACTCCGACTATTGACTTTGATGCAATTGCAGATGACCTGCGTGTTGCTATCTATGTTGACCCATCACTGTCTGCAAAGAATCTGCGTGAAGCTGGTTTCAGTACCAAGACCTACCGTGCACCTTACACCAAACAGAAAGCAAGTGTTACTCCAGCTAATATCTGGAAGCGTGCTGCTGGCGAGCCAATCAACAGTTTCGCTTCTCCGACTGAAAAGTACCTTGCGACTCTGGTTAATAAAGCTGCAACTATGCGTACTATGAATCAACGTCTGTTGGAAAAAGCTGCAAGTGAGTTGCTGCTGGCTGGTACATATACTGCATCTAGTGAATTATACCCAACACCAATTATCATTGACTTTGAGCGGAAAGCAACTAACTCGCTGAACTTTGCTACATTGAATGCTAATGGTGGAGTTGGTAAACGTGTATGGGGTTCAACTGGTGGTACTGCCACTGTGTCACCTATAGCTGACTTGGAAGAGTTCTTGGATGGTTGCCAAGAGCATATTGAAACTATCTATATGGCAGATGATGCTTGGGCGCAGTTCAAAGCTGACCCTAAGTTTGCTACTATGATTGACTTAACTTCTCGTAATCTGACCGCCTCTAACTTTGAATTGAACCCACAGCAAGGTACTATCCAAGGCTTGAAGTATCGCGGCAGACTTGTCAGTAATGGTACAGACATCTGGACATTCAATGGAACCTACAAACATCCTGACACGGGTACTATCACTAAGTATATTCCTTCTGGTTATGTTGTTGGTGTTCCTTCCAGCGCTTTTGGTACTGTTGCTTACGGCGCTATCCAGCATGGTGAAGCAGGTTATCAATCGGTTGATATGTTCTGGAACATGTGGACTGACCCTGAGTTTGGAGTTCCTTACTTGCAAATGCAATCAGCTCCTATGTTGGTTCATACAAAGATTAACTCCACCTTTGCAATCAAAGTAATCTAATTCAGCGTTGCGTTGACTGGAGAACTGCATCATGAACTTTCAAGGGCACTCATTATCAATTCACATAGACGGGCTGGATAAGCTTGTGGAGTCCTTCTCGGACAAGAAGATAATGAAGGCACTTTTGCCAGAGTTCGGAAGTGCAGTTCAAAAGTTTCATGCCACATTGGAAGAGGAAGTCTCGTTACGCTACAACACGCGGAAGAAGCTCTCATCTGCATTGCGTGGAGGTCAATCCTTGCGTACATCAACTTCTATCGGAAAGAAGGTTCTGGAGTTTGGTATTGAGTATGAAAGTAGTCAACTACCACTTCGGGACTTCATTACTTCGATTACGGCTTCTGGGAATACTGGACGGTTTCGTACTCCTCAACCTGGAGTTGGTATAACCAAGAAAGGGTTGGTGAAACGTAAGAAGCCTAATCCTGTTTATCATGTAACTGTAGTTCGTGGACAGCAGAAGCAAGTTCATGGGTACAAAGGGCATGGTACTTTCATGCTGGAGAACTCTCCGAAACAGCTTGCTACCCGTATGACGGCAGCTACTTGGAAGGTGGAACCAGAAGAGCGTGAAAGCTACTGGCAACTATCTACTCTCTCGCTTTCGCAGATGGCAGAAAATCTGTACAACAAGAGTCCACGAATTGATGCAGCAATTGGTAGACTGCAAGAGCGTGTTGCTACTGTAGTCACTAAGGCAATGGAGTAGATATGGAAACAGAAGCTATGAGATTACAGGCCTTATCCATCGCTGGATAGGGCGATGTAAT